TGGCTAATGCTTTAAGAGAAGCCACAGGGGCTACTGATGCCCAAATAGCGGCAACTGAGGCAATGATTCTCAAGACATCTTTAGCGACTGGGGTGGCTGATGACCAACTTCGTCCAGCGATGCAGAGATTAGCGGTTTCGACGAAATCAACTGAGGAAGCCCAGAAATTGTTAAACCTTGCTTTGGATATTGCTAAAGGTCGAGGATTAGAATTAGAAACTGTTGCCAATGCTTTAGGCAGGGCTCAGGATGGAAACACCACAGCTTTAGGCAGATTAGGACTTGGTTTATCCAAAGCAGAATTATCAACCTTATCTTTCACCGAAGTTCAAGCCAAGTTATCTGATCTTTATGGTGGCGCAGCAGCTGCTAACGCTGAAACATTTCAAGGCAAGATTGATCGCTTAAAAGTAGGATTTGATGAAGCCAAGGAATCTTTGGGTGTCGCATTACTTCCAGCGGTTGAGCAATTTATTGGCTTCCTAAATAACACAGGAATTCCAACACTAAATGCGTTTATTGCAGGATTAACTGGCGATGAGGGATTAAGTGCAGGATTAGCGGAAAGTCAAAAAGGTGCTGAAAATTGGGGCAAAGCAATTGGCGCACTTGCTGACATATTAAAAGGCTTGCTTAATTTTATTCGTGAAGTTATTGGTGGATTGACAGAATTAACCAATCAAGCAATTAGAGCTGTTAATATTCTTAATCCAGGAGGAGATATTGGGTATATTCCAAATGTTTCTCCAAATGCAAGTAAACTTGGAATGTTAGGTGCACCAGCCTTGCCAGCACCAACTGCTAATGTTCGTGAAAATCGAGCAACTGTAAATAACATTACAGTTCAAGCCGTAGATTCTGAGGGTGCTGCAAGAGCAGTTGCTAAGGTATTAAATGAGAGTGCATCGAGATCAGTTCCACAGCTATATAACAGCGGGATAACTAGGGCTCGATAATGACAGTTTGGACACCAGAATGGAAACTAATTGTTTCAGGTGTTGATTATACAGACATCGCAATTGCTGACATAACCCATCAAGCAGGTCGGACGGATATTTATTCGCAACCAAATCCATCTTATATGCAAATTACTTTGGTTGCATTGTCGGGTCAAACTTTGCCGTTTGACATCAATGATGGTTTAGATTTGCAGGTTAAAAATAGTTCAGGATCTTATGTTAGTTTATTTGGTGGAGATATTACCGATATAACTGTAGAAGTTGGCGCAACCGGATCAATCGCAACTGTTGTTAATTACACAATTTTGGCAATGGGTTCATTAGTTAAACTTGCTAAAGAAATTTATAATGACAACATTTCACAAGATCAAGACGGAGATCAAATTTATGAATTACTGTCAAGCGTATTGCTTGGATCTTGGAATGATGTGCCAGCAGCATCGACTTGGGCAACTTATGATGCAACTGAAACTTGGCTTCAAGCTGTAAATCAAGGACTTGGCGAAATAGATCAGCCTGGACTTTATACAATGTCAAGCAGATCAGCAGAGCCTGACACTATTTACAACATTGCAAGTTTTATTGCTGACAGCGCATTTGGTTATCTTTACGAAGCCCCTAACGGCGATATTGGTTATGCAGATGCAGACCACAGGCAGACTTATTTAGCAGCCAATGGTTATGTTGATTTAGATGCAAACCATGCTTTAAGTCAAGGATTATCAACTATTACAAGATCAGCAGATATTCGAAATGATATTTACATCAACTATGGCAACAACTTTAATTCACAGAAAACTGCTACAAGCGCACAATCGATTGCCTTATATGGCTATAAAGCAGAAACCATTAATTCTGCTATTCATTCAGCTGCAGATGCTCAAGAGGTTGCAGATAGATACATTGCACAGCGTGCCTTCCCATTACCAGCTTTTCAATCCATAACCTTCCCAATAACTAATCCTGATATTGACAACAGCGATCGAGATAACCTTTTGGGGGTGTTTATGGGTCAGCCCTTAAATATTCAAAACCTGCCATCCCAAATCTCAAATGGTGAGTTTGAAGGTTATGTTGAAGGATGGCGTTGGAGCACTCGCTTTAATGAATTATTCCTCACAATCAACCTATCACCGGTGGCGTTCAGCCAAGTGGCGATGCGCTGGAATACTGTTCCAATAGCTGAAACATGGCAGACAATAGATCCAACTTTAACATGGGAATACGCTACAATCGTATCCTGAGAATAGGACAATATGGCAACCACTACTAATTATGGCTGGACAACACCAGACGACACATCGCTGGTTAAGGATGGCGCAGCTGCTATTCGCACGCTTGGCTCATCTGTTGATACAACTACAAAAAATCTAAATCCAGAAACAACGCTTGGTGATATTGCTTATCGATCATCAACCGCAAATGTAAAAACTAGACTTGGAATTGGATCAACCGGTAATGTTTTAACTGTTGCCGGCGGTGTGCCAACTTGGGCTGCTCCTGCTGCCGGTGGCGGATTTACTTCTCTTGCAAGCATAACTCCATCAACTGCTGCTCAATCACTTACAACCATTTCAAGTTCATATAAGCATCTTTGCTTAGTGTTTCAAGAGGTTTATGGCTCGAGTGATAATCAATCAATATCTATGACTTTAAATGATTTAGCAACAAATACTTATTCATTTGCTAGGCTTTATGATAGTGCTGGCACTTATGGTTCATCTAACGCTTACGCTACTAGTTCGATTTCACCATTAGGAATTACTGACAGCGCAACCACAACAAATAAAGTAAATGGAGTAATGTGGTTTTACAACTATACAAGTGCTGAATCAAAGTTGTGTGATTGGAAATTCTTTTACAATAGAAGTGGACCGGGTTCATTTTTTGTAATGGGTTCTGGCATAAACACCACATCGAGTGCTATCAATAAAATTACTTTTACCTTATCAGGTGGAACATTCTCAGGCGGAATCATGCAACTATACGGAGTAAACTAATGACTAAAATTCAAGAAATAAACACAGAAACTCAAGAAGTTATTACAAGAGATGCTAACAAGGCTGAGTTAGAAATGTTGAAATTGCATAAAGAAAATCATGCAAAAGAATTAGCCGATGCTGAAATAAAGGCAAAAGCCAAAGCAGCTTTACTTGATCGTTTAGGCATAACTGAGGATGAAGCAAAACTTCTTCTCAGCTAATGAAGCCTTATCTATCTAAAGCAGCCGTTCAGTTAAGGGAACAAATTGATGATTGCTTCCCAGAGCGTTTGCGCAAATCTGATGGGTGGATTGGTGATGCTAGACATAGCACACGAAAGAGCGATCACAACCCAGACACAAACGGATGCGTCCGAGCAATTGATATTGACGCTCGGCTTTCTGACGACAAAGGGCTTTCAGCATATTTGGCAGATCAAATTCGATCATATGGGAAAACCAATGGTCGCATCAGTTATGTAATTCATCAGAGCCGTATTGCATCCCCATTACTTGGTTGGCGTTGGAGATCGTATAAAGGAAATCCGCACTCGCACCATATTCATGTCAGCTTCAAAAAAGATCAAGATAACAATTCAGAATTCTTTAACATCCCACTACTAGGAGGCAACGCATGAAACTATCAAACAAACACAAGGCTGCAATCAAGTCATATTTAAGAGCTGTTGCTGCTTCAGGAATTACTGTTGCACTCGCTATTGTGGCAGACATTCATCCAGCTTACGCAACCTTGCTTGGTGCGATTGTTGCACCTATTGCCAAAGCACTTGATCCAAAGTCTGGCAAAGAAGCTGATTATGGACTTAATGCGAAATGACAGCCAACGAATGGGTTGGTATCGCCGTTGGCGTAACCGCCGTATCTACAAGTTTGTTGTTGGGTCTGCGATGGGTTATTAAATCTTATTTAAATGAATTAAAGCCAAACTCAGGCTCAAGCATCAAAGATCAAATTACAAGACTTGAACAGCGTGTCGATGACTTGTTTGTCTTAATCAGTAAGCGATAATTTTAATTATGGCGAACACTCGAAAACCTATCAAACGCAAAAAAATCAATCGTCGTGTCGTTCGCCAATCTCCTGAACCATTATCAAAAATCGATCAGCATTACACCGCACTACACGAATGCTACAAAGCAGCTAGAAAAGCAGGATTCACACCTGAGCACGCTTTCTGGCTTATGACTGAACATAAAACCTTTCCGGATTGGATTGTGGGCGATGGTGGGATAATCCCATCCATAGATCCAACTGACGATGAGGATGACGATTAATTAAAGCCAACCGCAGGTATCTTGTAACGCCAGATTTACAGATTCCATTGCACCATCCAAAGGCAGTTTCAAATCTGATCAAAATGGCAAGGCATGAGAAATTTGATTTTGTGTTAAATGTTGGTGATGAAATGGATCTTGGTTCACAAAGCCGTTGGGCAAAAGGGACAAAATTAGAGTTTGCAGAAACACTTGACGAGGAAAGAAAACTTGGCCAGGAAATACTTTACGACCTAGGCACGACAGATATTGTTAGATCAAATCATACGGATCGAATTTATCAAACCTTGCTCAAAGGTGCTCCATCACTTATTGGATTACCCGAATTGGCTTATGAAAAATTTATGGATTTCAGCAGCTTAGGAATCAAATTTCATAAGCGAGCCTACGAGTTTGAAAAGGGCTGGCATTTGGCTCATGGCGATGAAGGCAACATGTCAAAGCATGCAGGTATAACTGGTCTTAATTTGGCTAAAAAGTGGCATTCTAGCGTAGTTTGTGGGCATAGCCATAGGCAGGGTGCAGTCCGACACCAAACTGGCTTAAATGGTCGTTATTCAACGATTTGGGGCATTGAGGCTGGACATCTCATGGATATGCGTAAGGCTAGTTATCTAAAATATAACTCAGCCGACTGGAATATGGGCTTTACTGTGCTTAGTTTTGGCAATAAAGGACATCAAGTTGAGTTGATTCCGGTCAATCATGACGGATCATTCACCTATAATAGACGGACTTATG